ACTTTTGGATATTAACAACTAAAAATAAAAAGAGAGGACAAAGATGTCATCAGTTCAAAGAAGAGTTATTAGAGTAACGCCTGTTGTTACTACCGCGCAATATGCAGATAATGATGTATTGTTTGGTACAACAGAAATACCCAATGCAGTTAGTGGAACCGGAGAATGTTCTAAGCTTGTATCAGCTATGTTCATATCTAAAGACAGCGAAGTGTTTGACGGAGAGTTGTTCTTTGCTCAAACAGATCAAGCTGTTGGTGCTGCAAACGCTGCGCGAAACGTATCTGATGCTGACTTTGCTGCTTGCAAAGTAACTGGTACTTTAACGCTTGATGGATCTGCCGATGACTATGTTTACGGTGGAGGTAGAATTTCTAGGTTTGATGTAAATCTAGAAGGAGCAGGAGCAACTGACGGAGATCTTATAGCTAAAGCAAGGTTCCCTATTTTGCTACAAGCTGAACCCGACAGTAGAAGTGTTTTCTGTTTCATGTTCCTTTCGGGAACAGATGTAACGCCTACTCTTGCAGTCGGTGACTTAGAGCTAGTACTTGGCATAGAGTATTAATGTTCCTAGCTGTTAGTAGAAAAACAAAAAAAATAACTTTATAACTTAAAAGAGGCTACAATCATGGCAGAAGTAAATATCCGTAAAAATATCAACGATGGCGCAAACGCATTAGATACCCGCGAACTTTCAGCCCGCGTTAACACAACCAACCCAGATCAAGAAGTAACAACCACCAACGAAGTAAAAGTAACTACAGGCACTATTGCAGTAACAGATGACACAAACACTATTGTCACCATTGCTCAACCTGCCGGAACTATACTAACAAACCTAATTGCTTATGCAGCGGGAAATATTGTAACTGCGGGATCAAGTGGTAATGACCTAGACATTTCTATTGGTACAGCTTCGGCAGGCGCACAGCTTCTCGCAGCTACAGCACTTCTAGATGACGGTGGTGCTGCTGTAACGTGGACAGCTAATGTTCCTCTTTACATTATTGAGAACTCTCATGGTAAAGCAGCTAACCAGTTTGCTACTACAGGTGTCGGCCCTAAAGGTGGCCCCGCTACTACAGAAGCCGTTGTAATTGCAGGCGCTCTCTATAGTGCCGCAGCACGTAATATCTTTGTTACGCTTCGTCCAATTGGAGCAGACCTTGCAACTGCCGCTACTACTGTTACTTATATTGCTCAGTTTCAAGAGCTTTAAAAACTAAGTAATACACCTGCCCGATTCTTAGGATGACGGCAGGTTTTACCGTAATAAGGACAACTGAATGAGTAACGAAGAAAATACATTATTCGATAACGCTAACGAACTCTACTTTAAATCTGTAGAGGGAGAGAGCGGTCTAGAGATGAATCTAGAAGACGATGTGCGTTCTCGTTTTGTAGGCTTAGTAATGGATCGCTTTGCAGATGCTGAAAGCGCAAGAGAACACGATGAAGCAAGATGGCTACGAGCCTACCATAACTTCCGTGGACTATATGGAAAGAACGTAAAGTTCAGAGAGTCAGAAAAATCTAAAGTATTTATCAAAGTAACTAAGACCAAAGTACTAGCAGCATTTGGACAGCTAGTAGACGTTATTTTTGGAACAGGTAAGTTCCCAATAGGCGTTAAAGAAACACTTATTCCTGAAGGCGTTGCAACGTATCAAAACCTTGACATGACTCCGGGCATTGAAACAAGCCAGAGCGCACCAAAGCCTCAAGAAGAAAAGAAAGAAGAAGTAGACCCTTTTGATGTTGGCTACGAAGGCGATGGCAAAGTACTAAAGGCTGGAGCAACATTCTCAAGCGGTGAGTCTGCTTTTGAAGAAGCAGTTAAGAAAGGAATAGAAGAAGGCAAGTTAAATTTTGCTAACGGCCCTTCTCCTGATCCTCAAGTATTAGAAATGTCTCCAGCTAAAGATGCTGCAAGACACATGCAAAAACTTATTCACGATCAAATTGAAGAGTCTAATGGTTCTTCAGAACTACGGAATGCATTATTTGAAGCAAGCTTATTCGGCACAGGAATTGTTAAAGGCCCATTTAACCACAACAAAACTATTGGACGTTGGAACAAAGATGAAGAAACTGGCGAGCGCAATTATTCTCCTCTCAATGTTCGTGTTCCACGGATTGAATTTGTCAGTATATGGGACTTCTTCCCCGATCCCAGCGCCACTACGATTGATGAATGTGAGTACACCTTCCATCGCCACAAGCTTAATAAGTCACAGCTAAGATCATTATCAAAGCTACCATACTTTAACAAAGACGCTATACGCGAATGTTTGATGATGGGGCCAAACTACACAGAGAAAGACTACGAGCATGAGCTGAAAGACGATGCTAGAACAGATGACTATGGTTCTGGTCAGTTTGAAGTCTTAGAATATTGGGGAATCATGGACGCACAGTACGCCCGTGAAGCTGGAATGGAACTTCCAGATGAAGTGGATGATTTAGATGAAGTACAAGTTAATGCTTGGATTAGTAACGGCAAGCTACTCCGCTCAGTTATTAATCCTTTTACTCCATATAGACTGCCCTATAATGCCTTTAGTTACGAGCGTAACCCTTATAGCTTTTTCGGTATTGGTGTGGCCGAAAATATGGATGACTCGCAACAAATAATGAACGGCCATGCACGTATGGCTATTGATAACCTTGCACTGAGTGGTTCCCTTGTATTCGATGTTGACGAATCTGCTTTGGTGGGTGGACAGTCAATGGATATATACCCCGGCAAGGTGTTTAGAAGGCAAGCAGGGATGCCCGGACAGGCGATTCACGGAGTGAAGTTCCCTAACACATCACAAGAAAACATGATGATGTTTGACAAGTTCCGTCAGCTTGCAGATGAACAGACAGGTATTCCTAGCTACTCTCACGGTCAGACAGGCGTACAGAGCATGACACGAACTGCTTCTGGTATGTCTATGCTACTGGGTGCAGCAAGCTTAAACATTAAGACAGTCGTAAAGAACTTAGACGATTTCTTGTTGAAGCCTTTGGGTCAAGCTTACTACCAGTGGAACATGCAATTCTTTGAAGGCGATCTGGCTATTGAAGGCGATTTAGAAATTAGAGCAATGGGCACTAACAGCCTGATGCAGAAAGAAGTACGTAGCCAGAGATTGACTATGTTTCTTCAGACCGCACAGAATCCTGCTATTGCACCGTTCGTTAAAATCTCTAAGATCGTTAGTGAGCTTGCTTACAGCCTTGATCTTGATCCCGATGAAATACTTAATGATCCTGAAGAAGCTGCGATCATGGCCCAAATTATAGGAGCACAGAATGCTGGACAAGCAAATGGCAGCGAGGCTGTCCCCGCTGGTGAGCAACCCGGAACTATGGGCGGCGTTCAAGGAGCACCTCAACAACCTCAAGATGTTGGAGTTACAGGCACTGGCGGTGGCAACATCGGAACTGGAAATGTTCCGCAAGCAGGGGAAAGTGAGTTCTCTGGGTAATTTAGAACAGCTAAAAGAACAAATAAAAGAAGCTAAACAGAGAATTGAGGATTAAAAAATGTCAGATGAAATGATGAGCAACTCCGATAAGTACATAGCACTTTATAAGCAACTGCAAATGTCTTTAGATAAAGCAGAGACCTCCGAAGCTAGAGAAACAATATATAACAATTTTGAATCCAGCACACAGAATTTTAACGATGGAGACATTTCAAAAGCATTACAGAAAATAGACGCACAAGAAGAACAAAATAACCCAAAAGACAGTAACAATATGTCTATGGGCGGCAGGATGGAGTACAGCAAAGGCGGCTCTATGCTCATGCCTCCAGAGCGTGAAGGATATATGGTAGGCGCTTTAATAAAAGGCGCGGCAAGAGCAGCTAAAAACGTCAAGTCCAAAGCAGATAAAGGATTAGACAGTCTTTCAGGTGTCAATAAAAATACCCCCGGAAGAACTGCCGAAGGCCGTGGCGTTGTGGTAGGCAAAGACCGTACACAAGCTTTTAAAACAACTGAACAAATTAAAGGTGGAGTTAAAGGAATTGGCGCTCTTTTAGTTGGGCAGCAAGCATACAGTGCTCTCTCTAGCAAAGAGCAAGGACAGCTAGACGTTCAAACTACAGAGTCAGGCGCTAGTGAAGAAAGAATAAACCCTAAAGATTATCCTGTTTATGAACAAGGCAGTGAAAGCGCAATAGCTTTTAGAAATTCTCAAAGAACAGCTAAACAAAATGAACAAGATGTTTTTGAATTTGAAGGCCGTTTATATAATATTATAGAAGCCGAAGCCAAAAACATGGGCGGCAAGATGAGCTACAACAAAGGCGGCAAGATGAAGTATGCTGAAGGCTCAATGCTTATGCCACCAGAAATGGGGATGGAAGAAGACATGCCTGTCGATACTTACGACAACATCCCAGCAGACGAGATGGCAGCCGCAGAAGCTTCACAGCTTCCAGACAATGAAATGGAAGACGGCTACTTAGAGTTCGTACTAAACGAATCTCTAGAAACAGATGATCAAGAATATTTAATGAGCGTTCTAGAAACAGATGAGCGTTTAAGCAGCATCTTTGACAAAGTTATGGATGTCGCAGGAGAATTCTCAGGTGAAGGGGAAGTAGATGGCCCCGGCACAGGAGTATCAGATTCGATTCCCGCAAGGTTATCGGATGGTGAATTTGTTTTCACCAAAAAGGCTACCGATCAAATGGGCGCTGATCAGCTACAAACTATGATGGACGAAGCTGAGAAAGCCTATGACGGTGGTTTAATGAAGAAAGCGTTCGGTGGACTAACTCTTGATCCCATGCAAGATGAGAAAATGATGTATGGTGGGGAACAGATGAAGTCAACGCAAGATGACCTGAGAAAACAAATGCTCAGTGCTAACCGCATGCCGAGTGTACTGAAATAAGGCCACTTCATTAATTTGAACCCCTTATTATTTTAATTAACCTAAAGGCTACCTTGAAGTATCGAGACCCTGTGTTGAACGCGAACAATACAGCTACCTTGAAAAGACTGACAAGCCCCTACAGGAGTGTGACAAATGTCTCAAGCAATGGACGAAGTAACTGAAGAACAAGCTAACCCCTATAATTCTCGTAAAGACTGGCACGTTGATGACGCACCTAGTCGAGGAGATGCAGGAGGGTTATTCTACGCAGAAGAACCTAAATCTAAGGCTACCCGCCAACAAGCGGCCCCTCAAGAAGAAGGAACTCCTGAAAAAGGAACCAATTATAAAAAACGATATGATGATTTAAAAAAGCACTATGATCAGAAAATTGCAACCTTTAAGCAGAAAGAACAAGAACTTACAGCAGCAGCAATAGAAAGGCAACCAGCCTATGCTCCGCCTAAGACAGTTGAAGAGCTTAATAATTTTAGAGAGCAATATCCTGATCTGTATGAAACTGTGGAGACTGTAGCTTACCAACAAGGTGAACAACAGATGCAAGCTTTAAAGCAGAAAATGTCTGTCCTTGAAGAAAGGGAAACAGCCGTTCAACGCAGAGAAGCTGAAGAAACTCTAAAGTCTCGTCATCCTGATTTTGATGAGATACGAGGAGATGACAGATTTCATGCATGGGCTACAGAACAGCCTGAAGCAATTCAAAGCTGGATTTATGAAAACCCTGATAATGTCGCTTTAGCTATCAAAGCTATTGATCTTTATAAAATGGAAACTGGAATCAGTTCTAAACCCAAAGCTAAAGGAAAACAGTCACAACCTAAATCTTCAGCAGCAGATTTTGTTTCTACTAAAACAACTAGTGTAGACACAAAACAGCCGAAGATTTGGACTCAACGGGAAATCTCTGCCCTTACCATGAATCAGTATGATAAATACGAAAGCGAGATTGATGACGCTATCATGGAAGGTAGAGTAATACCATAATCTAATTTGTCTTTTAAGGAAAACATAACATGGCTTTTAACGTATCCGATGCACTATTTGAACAAAGCACAGACACCAACGGTAACTTTGGTAATTCTGTCACTGGTCAAACTAACTCATTCTTCCTCCCGAAAGTTTACTCAAAGAAGGTTCTAAACTTCTTCCGTAAATCTTCTGTTTGTGAAGCTATTACTAATACTGACTATGCAGGTGACATTACTGCGTTTGGTGATTCTGTAAAGATTATCAAAGAGCCAGTAATTACCGTAGTCAACTATGAGCGTGGTGCAGATGTAACTAAAACAGCACTTACCGATCAGGAAACTACTTTGGTTGTTGACACAGCTAACGCCTTTAAGTTTATTGTAGATGACATTGAAACTTCTATGTCTCACGTTAACTTTAAAGAAGTTGCTGCTTCATCTGCTGCTTACGCTTTGCGTGACGCATTTGACGCAGGTGTTATTGCTAAGATGATCGCTGGTGTTTCAGCTTCAAGCCCTAACCACATTCTAGGTAGCGACAATGCTACTGACCTTGCTGCTGGTACTTTTGACGGCACTGGTAACCTAGACATTGGTTTCGGTACTAACGAGCACGATCCTCTAGACCTAATGGCATACATGGCGCGTCTACTTGACGAGCAAGATGTCCCTGAAGAAGGTCGTTGGTTCTTAGCTCCACCGAGCTTTTACGAGCAGTTAGGTCAGTCAAGCTCTAAGCTTATGTCTGTTGACTTTAACGCTGGTCAAGGTTCTATCCGTAACGGTCTAGTATCTACTGGTAAGCTACGTGGCTTTGACATGTACAAGTCTAACAACATTGCTACTCCTAGCAACGCAGCGGGTCAGGTAGTTTGTGGACACATTAGTTCTACAGCTACTGCACAGACCATCACAAGCACTGAAGTCCTTCGTGACCCAGATAGCTTTGGTGACATCTGTCGCGGCTTGCACGTTTATGGTGCTAAAGTATTACGTCCTGAAGCAATGGTTTCAGCGTTCTACGGTATCGACTAAGTAAGTACTGAGAGAAGGGGGTGTAAAAGCCCCCTGATCTTTAAGGAGATATTATGCCTTTAGTAGGAAGTAACACAAAGCCTGTAATGATCAAAGGCGCGAAGAAAGGAAAAAACTTAGGAGATACAGGGAGCTGGTACAAACCTGAGAACAAAGAAAAATATGAAACAAATTGGGACGCAATCTGGGGTAAGAAAGAAAGCCCCGCAACTAAATCAAAGGCAGTATAACTAATGGCAACAACCTTCTTAGATTTAACAAATGAACTCTTGCGAGAGTTGAATGAAGTTGCGCTGACCTCTGCTACTTTTGCTGCTGCAAGAAGCGTACAACAACACGCTAAAGATGTTATCAACAGAGCTTATTTTGACATAGTTAATTCTGAACCACAGTGGCCTTTTTTAGCTGTCGCTGAAAGTGGAACTTCAGACCCCATGTACGGCAATGTATATGTAGAGACAGTAGCAGGTACACGTTGGTACGAGTTAAAACCTGCCAGCTCTAACACTACAACAGATTATAATTCTATAGATTGGGACAACTTCTTTCTCACTACTGTAGGAGTAACAGATGAAGTAGCTCCTTTTACAGCAAGTAACTTAGGCTTTACTTCTATTGACGAGTGGAAAACTTATCGCAGAGTCGCAGAAAACTTAGACGATGCAGACGCACAACAACACGGTCAACCGACCCACGTAATACGCAGTCCAGATTCTCGAAAGTTTGGACTTAGCCCTATCCCTGATAAAAAATATCGTACATGGTTTTATGCATGGGCTGCACCTGCAAGACTATCTGCACACGGTGATACTCTTTTATTTGCTGATGTTTACTATCCTGTATTGCTTGCAAGAGCTAGATACTACATGTGGCAGTTTAAAGACAACCCGCAGTCAGCCGCTTTTGCTCTAGATGATTATAAGAAAGGACTACGCAGCATGCGTTCTAATCTTGTTGAGCCTGTGCCAACTAACATGGTAGATGACAGAATGAGGTTTGTTTAATGGCTGCTTCACAACCCTTTGGTATTTCATGTAAGGGCGGGTTAAATACTAACCTAAACCAACTTGAAATGTTAGGACAGCCGGGATTTGCCACAGAGCTTTTAAACTTTGAGGTCGATCCCGATGGCGGTTATAGACGCATAAATGGCTATTCTGCTTTTGGTAATAACCGACCCAATTCAAATACACCTGTACTAGGCTTAGCTGTCTATGCTGATGGTCTTATTGCATGTACAGGAACAGATATTTTCTTTACGCTTGAAGGAACTACATGGATACAAATTAATAAAGCAAGCGTAGCAGGCGGTGGAGATAACTTCTCTACATTCAATGGTCGATCAACACTCACAAGAACAAATCAAAAACAGTGTTCAATCGAGATTTTTGAAGGCAACGAAGAATACGGACAGGTTCTGGTATGTGATTCACAGAACAAGCCGTTCTTATTTAAAATGACAGGCTCTGGTGCATTATCAGGCCGAACTTATTTTGCAGAAGAAGTGACTGTAAGCGGAACAACTGCGCCCTCTTTCGGAGTTATTCACGACAAGCACTTTGTTACTGCGGGGTCTCCTACGGCTAAAAACACTATTTATTATAGTGCTACGTTAGACCCTTCTTCTTTTTCAGGAACTGGTTCTGGTAACATTGCTATTGATGATCAAGTAGTCGGACTTAAAAGTTTCCGAACAGACTTAATTGTCTTCTGTAAGAACAGTATCTATAAGTTAATAAACATAAACGACTCACAAAACATTGCTGTTGTGCCTATTGCTAAAAACGTAGGTTGCTTGAGCCACCACAGCATTCAAGAAATTGGTGGTGATCTGGTGTTTTTAAGTCCAGATGGTATTCGATCTATTGCAGCAACAGCCCGTATTGGTGACGTTGAGTTAGGATCAGTAAGCAGACAGATACACTCTGTAACCTCTACAATCGCTAAAGACATTGATGATTTTGTTATTACAAGTTGTGTATTGCGTAGACGCTCTCAGTATAGATTGTATTATTCTACAGTAGGTGGGCCTATTGAAAGTGCTAAAGGCATTATTGGAACTTTAACTCAGAACGGTTTTGAGTGGGCTGAAACAAAAGGAATACAGTGTTCGTCTATCGTATCTGATTTTAGTTCAACCGGAGTTGAAAAACTTCATCACGGTGATAAGAACGGGTTTATTTATAATCACGATTCAGGTAACTTTTTTACAGCCGAAGCGTCTGCATTTAACATTGAAGCTAAATATACTACACCGTTTTTAGACTTTGGAGATGTTGGAACTAGAAAGACTATGAAGTACTTAAAACTTTCTGTTTCTCCTGAAGGCGTACTTGCTCCTACACTTAGAACTCAATATGACTTTGTAGACGTTGATGTTTCACAGCCTGCGGATATAGTATTACTAGGTATTCCTCTCCCTCCTATTTTTGGAACTGCTGTTTTTGCAAGTGCTATTTTTGAAGGCACTAATGATCCAATGGCTCGACAAGTTCTTGAAGGTAGTGGACACACTGTCAGTTTCCAAATTAGAACAGAGGATCAAAATCCTCCTTACTCAATAAATGGTTTATATATAAATTACGTGCCATCAGGCAGGAGATAAGAAATGGCAGGATCAAATTATACACGACAAAGCAGTTTTGATGATGGCGATGTAGTAACGGCGGCGTTATTTAACGATGAGTACAACAAACTCTTAAATGCTTTTGTCTATGCTTCTACAGGAACCACTGGACACCAACATGATGGTGGAGCTGGTGAAGGTGGAAACATTGAAATTATTGGTGATCAAGATTTTTTAAATAAAATTTTAGTTGACAGCACTAACAACCGCTGGGGCTTCTATGTTCAAGTAAGCAGCGGAACCGTGGAGCAGATACGCATTCAAGACGGTGCAATTGTACCTGTAACAGATAATGATATTGATCTGGGTACAAGCTCACTACAGTTTAAAGATGCATTCATTAATGGCACACTGGAAGCTGATGCAATAACAATAGCTGGTATTACGCTTTCAGAAACTATTGCAGATACTGTAGGCGCAATGGTATCAAGCAACACTGAAACAGGTATCACAGTATCTTATCAAGACGCTGACAATACCTTAGACTTTGCAATCGGCACACTAAATCAAAGCACTACAGGAAACGCTGCAACAGCTACTGCGCTTGAAACAGCTAGAACTATCGGTGGAACTTCTTTTGACGGCACTGCAAACATAGCGGTTGCTTTATCTGCAACATCTACTGCGCTCGCTACAGCCCGAACAATCCACGGAGTATCATTTGACGGCACAGCTAACATTGACTTAGCTGAAGTCATTTCAGACACCGTAGGCGCAATGTTTAGCAGCAACACTGAAACAGGCATAACTGTAACCTATCAAGATGCTGACAACACTATTGACTTAGTAGTTTCTGGGTCAGCAGATACATCAGGTAATGCAGCAACTGCTACAGCACTTGAAACTGCTAGAACTATTGGTGGTACTTCGTTTGACGGTTCTGCTAATATAGCAGTAGCTTTAGCAGCAGAAGCTACAACTTTGGCAACTGCTAGAACAATTGGTGGTACTTCATTTGATGGATCAGCTAATATAGCAGTAGCTTTAGCAGCAACAGCTACTACACTTGCTACTGCAAGAACTATCCACGGTGTTTCATTTAATGGATCAGCTAATATTGATTTAAGCGAAGTTATTTCTGATACTGTGGGTGCAATGTTTAGCAGTAATACTGAAACTGGTATTGCCGCTACATATCAAGATGCCGATAACACAATTGATTTAGTTATTGGGAATGATGTTATTGTGCAGTCAATGATTGCTGATGATGCTATTGATTCTCAACATTATGTAGATGGTTCTATAGATACAGCACACATAGCTGATGATCAAATAACGGTTGCTAAGATTGCAGACAATGCAATTGTAACGGCAGGTATAGCAGACGATGCAGTAACTCTTGCTAAGATGGCAGCAAACAGTGTGGACAGCGATCAGTACGTTGATGGCAGCATAGATTTAGCGCACATGTCTGTAAACAGTATAGACAGTGATCAGTATGTTAATGGTAGCATAGATTTAGCGCATATGTCTGCAAACAGTGTGGACAGCGATCAGTATGTTAACGGCTCTATTGACTTAGCGCATATGTCTGCAAACAGTATAGACAGCGATCAATACGTTGACGGCTCTATTGACGCTGCTCACATTGCAGATGGCGCTGTAGGTACGGATGCTCTAACAGCTACTATAGCCGCAGGTATTCCCACAGCTACAGTTGGCAGCAACGCTAACGCAACAGCTAACACGCATCATTTTGTTGGTACTGCTGGAGTAACGCTAACGCTTCCAACTCCTACAGTTGGTATGCGAGTTTTTATAACTGTAGGTAACTTTGTAAACACCGTGGTTGGTCGCAATAGCAGCACCATTGCAGGACAATCTTCAAACTTAACAATTGATGTAGCTAACATGAGCATTAGTCTTATTGGCATATCAACTTCAGCATGGGTATTTATCTAATGAGTAATTTAACAGATTTAATTTCAGCAGGTGGCGGTGGCGGTGGAGGTGTTCTTCAAGAGATTGTTTTAGATAAATCTCAAACATTTGTACCCCCAAAAAATGGAACAGTTAGCATTATAGTAATTGGCGGTGGTGGAGCTGGCGGTAGATGTAAAGGTGCTGGCTTTGCTGGCGGTGGTGGCGCTGGAGGCTATTGCGAGTTTACAGGTCTAGAGGTAACTACTGATGGTAGTTTTACAGTGACCGTTGGTGCTGGTGGGCTTACCCCTTTCAATAGTTCGAGTTCAACAGGTGTGGCTGGCGGTAACTCAACTGTTGCAGGTACTAACCTATCCGCTACATTAACCGCTAACGGTGGTACTGGTGGCGCTGAAGCCGGAAGTTCTGACTCAGCTAGAGCCGGGGCAGCAGGTGGTGCGGCAAGCAACGGAACATATAATTTTACTGGCGGTACTGGCGGCTCTATAGCGGCAAATGATTCTATGGGTAGTGGTAAAAAAGTTGCTACGGGCGGTGGCGCTGTTGCAATTCAAGGTGTCGGGTATCGTGGTGGTAGTATTGAAGGCGATGGACAGAACAACGACATAGCTACTGGTGGTGCAGGTATCGGAGGCGAAGGCTCTTCTAAGTATGGCTCGTATAATTATACAAGTGGCGGCACTGGTGGTGGGGGCGCGTGTCATGAAGGCACTCGGATAATACGGGTGAATATGTTCACTGCGGAAGGTAGTATGGGCGATTCGAACATAAATATAGCTGGTAATTCAACGTTCGGAAGCCTTACAGGTGTAAATGCTGCTAGAGGTGGGTGTGCCGGTGATGCTAACGCAGATGGTGCTAATGGTGGCGGAGTGACAGCAGCGGACAACAACGTAGACTCTAGATTCACCCGAAACTGGGCAGATAGTATGGGCGCTGGCGGTGGCGGTTGCAAAACTAACGACCGTAATAAAGTTTCTGGTAATGGCGGTGCTTTTGCTGGAGGCGGTGCCCTTGTTGGTACGACTGATGATGTAAGTTTTTTCCCCAACGGCAACGGAGGCATTGGAGGCGGTGGCGGTGGGTGTTTAAAAGTGGAGAACCAAAATTTCCGTGGCAGTAACGGCGGTCAAGGTATGGTCTTTATTCACTACACAGCTTTCGCATAAGGAGAATCTCATGCAAATATTTGAAATTTTAAACTCTGATGGCGATGTTATTAACCGAATCGTAGCCGATGCGTCTTTTGTTGAAGCGCAGTACAGTGAAGGCGAGTATCGCCCGAAAGCTGAGGAAACATTCTCTGATGAACTAATTGCAGAAGCCATTGCATTTAGAGAGCGTAACTGGCGAGACTCAGAACTGTTAGCTACAGACTTCATAGTCCCTGTGGCAGATAACCCACAACGTGCAGCTTACATGACTTACCGTACAGCCTTACGTAACTGGCCTGCTAGTGATGACTTCCCTGCAACTCGGCCAACTTTAGGTAGCTAAAAATGATTGCTGAAATCAGTTTAGTAGTAGGGGCTTTAAAAACCCTTAACGCTGGAATAAAGACTGTCAAGGAATCAGGCAACCACCTGTCAGACATTGCTGGTATCTTTACTACGCTTACTGAAAGTAAAGCTGCTGTAGAGTCTATTGAAGAAGCTGCAAAAACTGGAGACCACGTTTTAACTCAGGAAGAAGCTCTTGAGTTAGCGTGGGCTAAGAATGCTATACGAGAGCGTGAGAAGGAACTAAAGAAAATTACGCCACGAGAAGTGTGGAGAGACATGCTGGCTATACAGTACAAGAGTCTTTCAGAGCACAAAGCTAAAGTAGCAAAAGAAAGGAAAGCAACGGCAAAAAAGAAGCAAGCTTTTACATCTATAGTAGAAACTTTTTTCTTTGCTATAGGGCTTGCAATTTTGACATTTGCCTTCATATACTACTTTGACTTGCTGTAATGAGTAACTTTGATCCTAAAAATCCTGATGACTGGAAAGGGCTTGCTTTAGTACTAGTTGTTTTTGGAATAATTTTTCTTTTACAACTCAACTCTACGGAGAATCTTTAATGACTGAAGAAAGCAAACAAGCTGTAGATGTGTTCGCGGCATCAACTGGGCTTTTATCTTTAGCAACGTGGTTGCCCCCTCTAGCTAGTCTGTTTACGATAGTCTGGTTAGGTATTAGAATATATGAAACGGATACTGTCAAGTCAATTATTATGTGGAAGAAAAAATAATGAGCAAAAAAACAAAGAAGACTTTAAATACTTTGAAGGCTAAGAGAGTTAAATACTTTGAAGGTCAGGGAGGAGGCGATAAACGCAACATTATCCAAAAAGCAAAAGATAAAGTTGTCAATGAGATGACTAAAAACAAGGACGAAAACAGAAAACAAAATAAAACCATTCAGACACCATATAGCTCTGAAGGTCTTAGCACTTCTAAAAGTAAAGAAGGTGTCACGGGTTTCATGTCAGAAGATGCTATCAAGAACCGAATGACTGGACGCGGTGAAGCAACTTCAGAAGTCACAAAAAAAGAGATGACTGATGCAGGTCTTGAAGTACCTAAAAATACAAAGACCGCAAAGCAATCAACTACCAAACCTGCTCCACCGAAAGCCAGCACAACGCAACAACCACGCGCAGAAGCGTCAGGTTCAGGTTTTGATCCCGGCAATTTAACTCCACCAGAAGGGCATCAACGAAACCCTAACTGGACTCCAAACGGTAAGAACGGCCCTCTTTTTGTACCTATTACTATTGATGATAATGAAACGGATGTTGGTGCTGTAGACGAAGACGGTTTTAACACTGGCCCGTTAAACATCAAAAGAGAGTCTCCAGCAGACGTTGAACTGGATCAGATGACCAGTGAAAAAATACCACAGATAACTGCAACTAATCTTTACAGTTTTAGAAGAGAGCTAGGAAACTCACGGCTTGATCCAAAACGAAGAGCAGCTATTTTAGCTCAGATGGAAGCTAGTGGATACAGCGTTGACGTACAGCAACTCGATGACGCAGGGACTGTAACTACTTCTGGTGTTGCCGCACCTACAATGAAAGCAGCAGCACAAGG